CCGCGCCTCCTGCCCTGCCCGGAAGAGCCCAAAACCAGCGCTTGCTCGCAAGCCACCAATTCATTCGCCTGCATCTGGCAAAGGCGGACATGAGAGTGCTCGGCCGGCACTTACTGGCTTTGATCATGTAGGGAGTGCCCTGTGCCGAGGGAGTGAGGCTCAGGGGCAGAAGCGGAGGTCGTCGCGCTCGCTCTCATAGTCCTCCATTGCTTGATGAAGGACGTTGTCCGGCGGCAAGGCGCGCAGTGCTTGGGAGATTTGCTTTAGGGTCGCCTCGTCGTAAGCAACCGGTTTCGGGCATTGGCACGCTGTAGAGCGCAGGCTGCCGCAGCCAGCAACTATCGTAACCGCCGCGAGCGCCACGACCCCCGCCCCAACCTTCGATACCATAAGCCTACCCTCTACTCCGCCTGCACCATGATCAGAGGCCGGCTCGCGATCAAGGCGCAACCGCGCCAGAATCCTCGCCCGGCGCGATCGCCACCCGCTCTCTGCGGACCAGAAAAATGCCTCTTTCGGCACTACACGCTGAGTGGAACTCACCTCAGGCATACCGAGTCAACGGTTCTGGCAAGATTCGTGTGTCAGGAACGCGGGGCTTTCCACCACGCAGTGAGCTCTGCGACCGTGCCGGCGAACCAGCTGCGATCGCACCTGCCGATCCCCGAGACCGGCACCACAGCGGAACCCTTTAGGCCGTCGGTGTGCTGCCACAGAGTCCATTTCGACCAACCCGGCGGACAAACCGGCAGTGGACCATATTCTGGCAACCACAGCGGGCATCGCGACAGGACGCCGTTAGGAAACCCGGTTCCGCGCTCGTCGGGCCCATAGCGGCTGATATAGACGAGCGGCGCACGGCCGGTCGCCATGTGCAACCGCGCCGCCGCCTCGGCTGTCTGTGAGACCGTCACGGTACCGCCGATCCCGTTCGGCTCAGCGTCAAGCGCGAGTACCGGGCAACCCCCGGCGACCAGAAGAAAGTGCTCCACTTGGAGTTCCGGCGCCGAACCGTCGAGAAAATGATAGGCCCCGACCAGCAACCCGGCAGCGGTTGCGGCCGCCACCCTTGAAGAAAATGTCGCATCGATCCACTGCGAGCCCTGCGTCGCCTTCAGGATCACCGCGGCAATTCCTGCCTCCTTTGCCTTGGCAAAATCGACCGGCGTCTGCCAGTGGCTCAGGTCGATAACGACATCCGACATGACCGGCAGAATATAGGGTGCGGCCTCACGGTTTAATGGCGACGGTGGTTCGCCTGCAAGGCTCGAGGGGGTCATTGGTGGAAAAGCCCCAGCATCGCATGCTTGAATTGCGCTATCGCGGTCGCCGCGGCGACGATGCCACCGCCGAGCCAAAGCGCGACGCGGAGGCTGAAGCGCCCACGGTCGGCAATCCTGATGAGTTCCTCGACCTGGTCGACGAGGCCCCCGCGGCCCTTGCCATCGCCGTGCAACGCGTGGTGCATTTCTTTAATGTCGCGCCGGATCAGCGCAAGCTCCGTCTGAACCGACTGATGACAGGCAGTCGGAAACGGCATGTCGCTCATCTTCTCCGCCCCACGATCCTGATCCCGCCCGGGCCGAAACTCAGCGCCTTTGTCTCGCCGCCGATGTGCACACAACACTCGCCGGTGGTCTCGTCCGCGGTGATGATCTCGCCCGCGACATCGGTGTAATCGTCGGTGCGTACGATTTTCCAGCGGCGGTTATCTTCGGTGCTATGCCACGATTCGAGCTTCATCAGGTGGTCCCTACGAAAGTCCATGCCAGATTTGCCAGTGTTGCGTCCGGCATCGCCGGTGCGACCACGCCCAGCACTTCGCCGGCGTTGAAAGTCGTCGCCGAGCTCATCGTGAACGTCGCGGTGTTGGCCGAGGCGGCAAAGACCATGGTTCCGACAGACGTGCCGTTCTTTTGAATGTTGAACGTCGCCGCTGTGGTCGCGGCTGTCGCAGCGTTGCCCCGCGTCCCGGAAAGCCCGGCGGGGAAGGTCACCGACGCGGCGAACACATAGCTCTGCAGCACGAGGTTTGCGGTCGGCTTGCCGGTATAATAGCCGCTAACGACGGTCGAGGAGGCCTGCCCGGCTCCCCTGATCAGGTAGGTATATGCCGGGACCGAGGCCAGGCTCTGTAGCCCGCCGCCGACAATGTTCATCGAGGGGAACTTCAAATAAACCGTTTGGCCGATTAGGCTATTCGGATAGGAAAACCGGCCAATAGATCCGTCCAGCCGAACGAACTGCGCCCCCGACAGATGATCTATGATTGTGCTGCCATAAGCGCCGCGATAGAGCGTCGACAGGTCATATTTATAGGCCACGGTTAGCGTCGCTGTCTGATAGGCGAGAAGCTCGCCGCCGACATAGCACAAGGTGACCAAATTCGCGGCATCAGTGGCCGAGACCGAGACAAGCTGACCCTGGCTGTCGGTCAGATCGACCGAGAGAGTATCGCTGGTATCGGGCGAGGAATGTGGTGGTAGATCGGCGATCAGAGTCCCTTGCTTCGCCGGAGAGGTTACCGTTCCAGTGAGGGCGTAGGAATTGCCGTCGCTCGAGATCCAGACTTGCGCGCCGCCCCAATTCGAGCCGCCCGAGAGCGCGACCCAGATTTCGAGCCCGCCTGTCAGCAGCCCAGCCGGCGGCTCGAATATTATTGGCGCGTTCGCGCTGCCCGGATCCGAGCTCCAGTTGGGAACGTATCCAGCATTATACTGTTTCGGATAGAACACCGCGGTCGAATAACCGCCGAAAAAATCTTCGGCAGTGATCACGAGCAGCCCCTCATCGTCCTCCTCGACCGCGGTGATGCGCACCGTCAAGGCCGACGCGCCGAGCCGGGAATCGGTGATCTGAACGAGATCCATCGGCTCGAGCAGGCAATACTTCCAGCCGAGTTTAAAGGTATAGGTATTGCGAAACAGCAACGCACGCTGCAGTAAGAGCTGGGCTACAATCGGGCCCACGTTCGCGGGATCGACGATCGCGGTGTTGTAGCCGTTTGATCGGTCGAGACATTCCAGTTGGATCGAATTGGTGGCGTCGGCTGGAGTCGACCGTGCTATGTGGACGGGATCATCGCTGAACCCACCGGTGATCGGGCTGGCACCCGTACGCAGCGCCGGCCCGCCTGGCGTAACCCCGGAATTCGTCCCGACGCTCGATTCCTGGATGATGAAATCGTCTTCACTGAGACTGTAGAGAGGCGTTGTGTTCGGCGTATAGGTGATTCCGTTGCCGGTCAAGGGCTGGTCCCCATAGGGAACGATCTTCAATAACCCGCCCGACCAGACGATCGCACTGTTAGTGATCTTGACGATGTCAGAAAGATGCTGCTGCGCTTCCTGTTGCGTGTCGAGCATCGGCGACAGCATGATCCCCAGCGCCTGGCAATATGTCGAGTAGACGGTCAGGTCGGCGAGGTTCGCGGCGGGGAAACCCGCGCCATAGCGAGAATTGGTCAGAACGTCTGCGACGATTGAAGCCGGATTGGCGTCAAGCGCATTTGTGCCGCTGAGCGACAGGACACCGTACACTTCAAACGAGAAGTTTGGGAGGGTGGCCGTGTTCCCCATCGCATAATTGTTGGCGACGACATTAGCGGTCCCGGAATAGCCGAGGGCCGTGCCCGCGTGGTTTGTTTGCCAATAAGGGTCTGGCGCTTGCCCGTCGCTGCCGAGGTAAAGCGCAGCCGGGAGCGACGACAGCGTACCGACGTTCTTGTCCCACCACACGGCTCCAATTCCGGCAATGGGTCCCTGGCACACGCCGATGATGACCGAAGCGCTGTAGTTGTACTGCTGGCCGCCACCCTTGCCGCCGCCGCCGCCCTTGCCTTTGGCGCCTTGGCGTGACGCTGGCGTCGCCTTAAAGTCCCCGTACTCGATCAAGTTTGGCGAAACGCGCGTTGTGCCATAGACGAGCGGGATTACCCCGCCGTGCTGCGAGGTCTGGAATTGCAGCGAGCCAACCGCCTTCTGCTGCTTGGCATTCGAACCGCGGCCGACGATGCCGCCCATATCAGAGATCAGAAATCAAAGAGCGAATGGGTCGAAGAACCGGACCGGACGGCCGGCAAGGGGCGGCTGATCCCCATCCGCATAAACGACGCCCGTATTGTGCCAGGCATGGATTAATCGTGGCCAGGAGAGCACGATCGCGCCGTGCGCGAAGCAACGCCCGAACTTGAACACCGCTACATCGCCTCCTTTAGGCGGCTCGCCGATTTCCCGCGCGTAGCGCACGACGCCCTCCAAATATCGCTCGGCGTCGCGATGCAGATTCCAATCGGGGGGATAGAATGGTACATCAATATGCGGGGTCACGCCCGCTGCCTCATAGACTTCGGCGAGCAGCATTAGGCAATCGGTGCCGCCGCCTTTGATTCGGCCCATGTGGTGATAGGGCGTGCGCAGCCAGGTCTCGGCCTCCGCGATTACCAAGGACCTCCGATTCATACTGCCGTCTCCGGCGTCGGAATGTAGGGGAAGCCGCCAAAATGAATGGCGTTGTTGAACACGTTCGTACAGGTCGCAATTGTGCGGTCGCAGCCAGGAAGCAGCTGGAATTTATCACCAACCACGATAGGCGACAGAAACGCGAGCTTCACATAAATCCAGCCGCCGCCCATATTGGCGACCGTGCGGTTTGACCCGGCATTTCCCCCGGCCACGCCAATGATGGTCCCTTGGATGTAGAGGTTCGCCGGGCTCGGGCCGATGGTCGTGGCGATTTGCGCCTGAGTCGAGCCAGCCCCGGCCGAGAACGTCGCCTGCAGGCTTGATCGATTGAATTGACACATGGCGTCGCCAAACACATGGGTGCAAGACGACTGCCACAGCCGGCGAGGCATCTGGATATTCAAAAGTTCCAGATGTGATCGGCATTTGATGTCGATGCCGGTGCGGCTGCAATCGAGGTCGGAGATGCGACCGGCGAAGAGAATGACTGTTCCCGGG